ATTTTTTTGTAGGAGAAAATATTTTATTTATTTGTTGCGAAGAATCCAAAGTACCTACCCAATACACAATACAACTAGAAGATAATTATCATATAATAGATCCTATTGTAAAATATATAAAACATTCTTTTGATCCTAATGTCAAAGTAAATGGTCATTACTTAGTAGCAACTAGAAAAATTAAAACAGGTGATGAAATAAAAAGAAACTATTATGATAGTGAGGAGATTATAGTAAAAGAGTTTACAGATATAGAAACTGGAGAAAGAGTAAATACAAAGAATTTATATTTATATAATAATAAAAACACAAACGATGGATTATTATTTGATGCAGAATTTTGATTATATAAAAAATGTTAGTAAATTTTGGGAAGTAAATCCAGAGTTTATGCATGCAGAGCCTTATAGAACATTCTATAAAAGTAGTAGAGAAAAGACTAGGACTTCTAAAATTATGTGGGCTATATTTTTATTATGTGATATTAGTAGTCCAAAGATTAGATTAAGAAAAGATGAAAGAGAAGAAGACATTAAGCTTTATTATTTAGAAGATGAGAAGTTTGATTTTAATAAATATGAAGAGTTAATTCAACAGTATCCTAAAGTAGTTTTAACTAAGATACAAAGAGAGTTAAAAACTTGGCAAGATAAGATAGAGGAAAGAAATAAGTTTATTGAAAAACAAACTTATAACGAAAGGACATTTGAAATGTTAGATAAAATGTTAAAAGAATCTAAAGCAATATGGGAAGCATTTGGTAAAATTTATAAAGAATACCAAACAGAAAATATTGAAACTAGAGCTAGAGGTGGTAGAGAAGAATCATTTACTGAAAAACTATTAAAATAATAATATGAGCAAGCTTCCAAAAAATTATACGTATAGACCTTTACCAAAAGAATTATTTATAGGTTTTAGTGATATAGAAGGAAATGGTTTATTTGCTGGGGAAGAAATAGCAAAAGATACTAATTTAGGGATTTCTCACAAATTAGTTGGTAATGAATTAATTAGATTACCTTTAGGTGGATTTATTAATCATTCTAAGGAAGAGAATTGTACCTTTGTTGAAAAAGGTGATTTAGTTTATTTATATACTTTAACAAATATTGAAGTAGATGAAGAACTAGTATTAGATTATAATAAATATATTTGTAACATTAAATAACATACTATGTACCCAATGAACACACCAAATCAATATAATCAACCAAAGCAAAGAGAAAGGTTTTCCCTAAAAGAAGGAAGATATTTTTGGTATTCAAGTATTATGAAAACTTATAATAAAGCTCAACAAGCTGCTTGGCAAGAAGAACTAGACAAAAAAAATGCTGAAGAGTTAAATGTAAAAGATGATAATATTGATTGATACCGAAGATAAAGTTATTGAGGTAGAGGGAGATATTTCCGCTAAAGACACAAAAAAAAAGTTAAGACTTGCTTTAAAAGAATTTGAAGAATATAATTATGTTGCTTTTGATCCCATAAAAATTACATTTATTCCAATAGATTTAAATTCTACTATAGATAATTTTTTAAAAGGAATTAATGACCACCCTTCAGATACAAGTAAAAGAAAAGATATAAAACCTGGACCTCCTAAAGAATGACAATAAATACAGATTTATTATTTCCTATAATAGAGGATAATTCAGATTTTATTAAAACCCATCCTAACTTACATCCTAATAGTTCTGCTTATGAAATATATTGGACAGAAGAATTGAATAGATTAATTTATGGTTATTGGGGAAAAGAAGAAACTAAACAAGGAATAAGATATAGATTTATTCCTCCTCAACTATATTATTTTATTAACTATCATACAATGATGGTTACAGTAAAAAAACAAAGGATTAAAAGTAAGCCTTTTTTTTGGGATATTAATTATACTATAATGAACTTATGGTTTATAGCTAGAGGATTTAGTGGGTTTAAAGATGATCCTGATTATACCTCTAACTATACAGTTTATCTAAAAGAACAAAAATTAAAGTATCCTAATAATGCTGATATTCCTTTACATTTACTAGAGACTTTAACAGAAGATTGTTATAAAGAAAATGGTACATTAAAAGAATATATAGATCCTTTAGAATGTTTAAACTCTACTCATAAAGAGCCTTTAGGTATACCTTTATATGATAACTACTCTACTAATTTATTCTTGTTTGGATCTAGGGGGGGTGGTAAATCTTTTATGGCATCAGCTATATTAGAGCATGAGTATTTAACAGATGGGGCAAAAAGTATGGAAGACTTTTTAGCTAAGAGAAATAAAGTAGAGATATTTTGTGGTGCACCTATTGCTTCTAAATCTTCAGATTTACTAGATAAATTTAAAGATTCTCTTGATAATTTACCAGGAGAATACTCAAATGGTAGAGAAATGTTTCCTCCTCCTTTTTCTAGACAAAGTTCTGGAACATTAAAAGTAGGTAATTCTAAAAATCCATATAGATTTCATTATGAGAAAAAAATTGGAAATACTACAAAAGTTGTAGGTACAGGAACATTATTAAAACATGAAACTTTTAAAGAAAATAAGCAAGCTGCAGTTGGAGGTCGTTATACTGTAATAGTAATAGAAGAGGTAGGTTTGGAGGATAGTTTGCTCACAATACATGGAGCTAATAGATCTACACAAGACTTGGGAACAGGTAAGTTTGGGTCTTCTTTATACATTGGTACATCAGGAGATGTGGACAAAGTTATTGAAACAGAGATTATATTTAGAGATCCTGAAGCTTATGATTTTTTAAGTTTTAATGATATTTATGAGGGTAGAAATAAAATAGGATTTTTCTTACCAGCTTATTATACCAATGAAATGTTTAAAGATAAGAATGGAAATACTAATATAGAAAAAGCATTAGAGTATGAGTATTATGAAAGAGAGAAAGCTAAAAAAGCTAACAATACTGTAGCTTATGATGAATTAATAATGTCTAGGCCTATTAAGCCTTCAGAAATGTTTTTATCTAGGACAGGTAATAAGTTTCCTATTGCTATGCTTAGGGAAGTTCAAGCAAATAATGATAAGTACCAATACAAAAAACACTTAAGAACAATTGGAAGTTTAATTCCTGATAAAGATTATATTTTTGGAGTAAAATTTAGGGCTGATACAGACTTGAGACCTATTGATAGATTCCCTCATGACCAAAAATCTAACTTACAAAGTGCTTGGGAATTTTATGAACACCCTCCTGCTGGATTAATTCCTACTAATTTATATAAAATAATTTATGACCCTATTAAAGATGAGGGGGGTGGTACATCATTGGCTGCTATATATGTTTACAAATCTAATAACACAATAGATGGCAATGGTAATGAGCTAGTAGCTTGGTGGGTAGGAAGGTATGATATGCCTGAAGATATTCATTTACAATGTGTTTTAGCTGCTAAATATTTTAATGCACAAGTAATGTTTGAGAATAACATTATTGACTTTAAAAACTATTGTATGCGTACAGGCAACTATCATATACTTGCTCCCACACCTAAACAAATTATTGAAAAGGCTGTAAAAGACCCTACAATGAAATATGATGTAGGAGTACCTATGACAAATCCTCTAAAGCAATATGCTCTAAGATTGTCCCAACAATGGTTGCTAGAAGAAAAAAAGAAATATGTTGAAGAGTTAATAGATGGAACTAATAGAGAAATAATTGTCAGAAACTTAGATACAATTAAAGATGATTTGCTATTAGAAGAACTTATACAATACAATGATAAGGGAAACTTTGACAGGGTATCTGCTTTTTTACTATTAATGCTTTGGATTGAACAAGATAAAGAATTGGTTATTAAGGAGACAGAAAATATTGTTAAAAAAACTAGTTTAGATTTTTATCAAGAATTGCATAATAACAGGCTCAAAAATAAACTTTTAATAAATTATTAATTTTTTTTTAATTTTGTAGATTAAATTATTATTACATGGTAGTAAATGAAAATTATGTTAGTGGTGTACTTTTGTCTCAAGTAGGCACTGATAGATATTCCTATAATAAAAAAATAGCAAATAATTATGAATGGGCTAGAGCAAAAATGGATTTTTTTGCTAACCAATATAATTTTTATAATGAAAGAAAAGAAAAGTTCAAAATAAACTATGAGTTATTTAATGGTAGAATGGACTTTGATAGTTACTTAGATACTGGTAGAGTTATTTCTACAGAACTAGGAGTTGATATTCCAGAAATGGAATTTAACCAAAGTGACTATATTCATTTCCCTATACTACAAAATGTGTTAAATGATTTAGAGGGAGAAGAGATTAAAAGGCCTTTTAACTTAAGAGTAGTTACAACTAGTTCTAATAGTGAGGCTGTTAGACAAAAAACTCGCAAAGAGTTGTTAATAGAAAATACTTCAAAAATAGTAAAAGAACAATTACTAACAAAGATAAAAGCAGATAATGCTAAAAAAATTCAAGAGGCTAGGGCTAATATGGACCCTACATTAGATCCTGAATATTTAAAAAAATTAGAAGAATTACAGCAAAGTCTAGATTCTCAAATAGAGCAAACCTTACAGAGAACAACTCCTGTAGAGGTAGAGACATACATGGCAAATCATTTTAAATTGCCTGAAGAAAAGCTAACAGATGAAATTTTACAATATCACATAAGAACAGATAGATTAAAAGGTATATTTGATAAAGGTTGGAAAGATGTAATTATTACAGGAGAAGAAGTATACTGGACTGGAGAATGGAATGGTAAGCCTATTATTAAAGCTTGTAATCCATTATATTTTAACTACTCTAAGTCTAAAGATATAGATTACTTAGATGAGTCTGACTGGTGCACTTATGATGAATATTTAAGTATTTATGAAATATACCAACATTTTGGTAATATCATTACTGAAGAAGAAAGAGAAGTTTTAGATAAATATGAATCTACTTTAAATTCTCCTTCAGATTCTAAAGTATGGGAAGTAATTCCTAATGCTCTTATGGATGGTGTAAATTCAGAAAATACACCTACTTGGGCAGATCCTTGGCAAGATGATTATAATGATAATTATAAAACTAGAAGACTTAGAGTAACCCATATTGTATGGAAGACTCTGAAAAAAATTAAATATATTTATAGATTAAATGAGAACAATACTTTAGAAAAGAGTATTGCTGATGAGACTTATGTATTTAATAAAGCTACAGATATTAAACAAGAAATTCTATGGATACCAGAATATTGGCATGGTTATAAGATTTTTACCAATCCTAAGATTTATTTAAAAATTGAACCTATTCCTAATCAATATAGAGATATTGATAATCCTTTTCAAATAAGAGGACCTTATACAGGAACAGTTTACTCTGCAAGAAACTCTGCACCAATATCTATTGCAGATTTAGGAAAGCCTTGGCAGTATCTTTATAATGTGGTTGTAAATCAAATTATAGAGATTATGAAAACTGATATAGGTAATATACTATTAGGTTTACAAGAGCAAATACCTAAAGACCTTACTCCTACACAATGGATGACATATATTAAGAAGTTTAAAGTAGCTTTGATTAGTGCTTCAAAAGATGGGGATTTAAGAAGTATGGGGATTGACCCTCAGTATTGGAAAAGTATAAATCTATCTCATACTCAAGACATTGCACAAAAAATAAACTTATTAGATTATATTGAGAGAAAAATGACTCAAGCTATGAGTTATAATCCTAACAGATTAGGAATGCAATCTCCTTATGAGTCTATAGGTAATAATCAACAAAATATTATACAATCTTCTAATCAAACAGAAAAGTGGTTCTATATGCATAATTA